GCTGTAATTTTCCAATCGGCTGCTACGTTAGCCAACGGTAAACTTGTGTGCTTCTGCCAGCTTTCTTCGACTCAGTTTACGGTTTCTTCCCCCAACACGTTGACGGTGCTTCCTGCTGCAACGGGTGTGTTTACCCTCACCTAAACTAGGGGGTCGCGGTGGCGACTACTGAAACAGGCTGGGGCCGAGGTAGTTGGGGGTCTTATGGCTGGGGTGTTGGGATTCTCATCACCCCGGATACCGGCTCGCTTGTTGTTGCTGGTGCTGCCCCGTCAGTAGTTCGTAGTAGTGTCATAACACCTGGGACTGGCACGCTATCTTTAGCGGGAGTTACGCCGTCTGTACGCACAGATTCGTTTATAACTCCTGCAACGGGGGCGGCGACTTTTGTTGGCGCTGCGCCATCTTCATACACCTCCATACCAATAACAACTCAAACTGGATCAGCCAGTTTTGTTGGAGTTGCCCCCGAGTTATTAACAGACTATCGAATACAACCTGCATCAAATGCGCTAGCGTTTACAGGTGCAGCACCTTCCTTAGCTACTACTGCTAGCCCTGCTGTTGGGGCGGCAACTTTTGCTGGTATTGCGCCGCTTGTTGTTACTGGGGTTGTCATTCAACCTGCTACTGGGGCAATAACTGCAACGGGTGCAGCACCAGAAGTTCGTACAGATTTCTTCATTACCCCAGCGGTTAATGATCTGGTGTTTGTAGGAAATGTACCTGAGATTGAAAGAAGTTCAGTTCTTACCCCACAGACAGGGTCGCTCTCACTAGCGGGTGCTGCTCCGACGATACTTGATGGGCGTGTAGCTATCCCTGGTACTGCGGGCCTTATTGCCGCAGGTACTGCTCCAAGTCTAACTGCTACGGTTCAACCAAATACGGGTGCGGTAGCGATTCAGGGGTATGCTCCGACATCAAGTACAGGACAGGTTGTAACGCCTACGGGAGGCGCGACTATTGTAGGGTCGGCTCCTAGTGTTGTTGTCAGCGGTATTGTTGTTAATCCGGCAGCAGGTGCCCTCAACATCACAGGCGCAGCGCCGAGTATTCTTAGAGGTTTAGTAGTACAACCGGCTTCTGGCGCATTGAGTTTAGTAGGTAGTGCGCCTACAATTAACAATCCAAACTGGACGCCGATTGACGATTCACAAACACCCAATTGGCTACCCGTGGCTGCGTAGGAGTAATAAATGGCAAGCACATATTCCAATCTTAAATTTGAACTGATTGGGACCGGCGATCAGTCTGGTACGTGGGGAACAACCACCAACACCAACCTGGGCACTGCAATTGAGCAAGCCCTTGTTGGCATGGCTACGATCAGTAGCGGGTTTGTTACTAACTCCCTGACGCTTACGCTGACTGATACCAACGCTGCACAGAACGCTCGTGCGCTGGTTTTAAATCTTACGCAAGCATTGTCAGGGGCAGGAACTCTTAACGTCCCAGCTATCCAGAAGCCTTACATGATTATCAACGCCACGGGTCAAACCGTGACAGTCAAGGTGACGGGACTTACAGGCGTTGCTGTTCCAAATGGCACAAGGGCTTTCTTATATAACAACGGTACAGATGTTGGTGAGTTTTTTAATTACCATTCTTCTTTAACGCTGGGCACGGCGCTACCGATTACTTCAGGTGGCACAGGCACAACGTCTACAACTTTTGTCAATTTAGCCACGAACGTCACGGGCACGTTGCCAATTGCTAACGGCGGCACAGGCACGACATCAACTACCTTTGTTAATTTAGCCACGAACGTCACTGGTACGTTACCTGTCGCTAACGGTGGTACGGGAGGCGCGACTCAAGCTGCGGCTCGCACAGGCATTGGTGCAAGTACCGTTGGTTCTAACTTCTTTACGCTGACCAATCCTTCTGCAATCACCTTTCCGCGAATGAACGCAGACAACACGGTGTCTGCACTTACTGCTGCGGACTTCCGCACAGCTATTGGGGCTGGTACAGGGGCAGGCACTGTTACAAGTGTTGCAACCACAGGTACGGTCAACGGTATTACGCTAACCGGCGGGACGATTACCACTTCAGGAACCATAACGCTAGGCGGTACGCTTTCGGGAGTAAGTCTTTCCACTCAAGTGACGGGAACGCTTCCAGTTGGTAATGGTGGTACGGGAATTACCACAGGAACTTCAGGTGGGATTCCTTATTTCTCAGCAACCAATACGATTGCTTCGTCTGCCGCACTAGCTGCAAATGCAATTGTTTTAGGTGGTGGTGCAGGTGTCGCTCCTGCCACAACAACCACAGGTACGGGCGTAGTCACAGCCGTTGGTAACGCAGTTAATACCACAGGCGGTATAGTTACACAAAGTGGAACGCTTGCTTCTAGTGCGCTTTTATTGGGTGGTGGTGCGGCTACAGCCATTACTTCAACCACTACAGGTACAGGTGTCGTCACAGCCGTTGGTAATGCAGTTAACACCACAGGTGGCTTAGTTACACAATCAGGTACTCTTGCTGCTAATAACATTTTGCTTGGTGGGGGCGCAAGCACTGCTATTTCCTCGTCAAGTCTTTTATCCACTTCTGCTGCTGTAACTTCAGGCACCTATATCAAGTCAATTGGTTATGCCGATACGGTTGTAGCCCTGGGGAACACAGGCACAGCAATAAATCTGGATGTTGTCAGTGGTGGTGTATTCACGGCAACGCTGACAGGAAGTGCAACAATTACACTGCGTTACCCCGTGTCTTCTGGGTCTTCTTCGTTTACACTCATTCTTACAAATGATGGAACCGCAGGTCGCACAGTAGCATGGGCTGGTGGTTCGTTTAAGTTCCCTGGTGGTGCAGCGTCTTTGTCGCGTACGACAACGGCAAACGCAGTGGATATTTGGGTCTTCTTCACGCCGGATGGCGGGACGACTTGGTATGGCAATATTGCCATGAAGAATATGACAGCCTAATAGGAGTAAGAAAATGGCTTTAACCGCAGAACAGCAAGCACAAGTTGACGTTCAATTAGCCGTTGAAAACGCACGACATGCCAATCAGATGCAAGCCGAGGCAGTTCGCGTAAAGCTTGAGGCAGTTCGTCTGGCGAAAGAAACGCTAATTGAGAATGCTCGCAGCAAACCTGTAGACGCTCGTGATGTATCAGCGGCTGATATTCAAACTTTTGCTCAAACGCTTGTGTCTTACGTTAACGGATGATTCAGGGTTTTGCGTACTTCCCTGCCATCGTCTACCGCGATGAACATCCTGAGTGGGTTGATTATGCGTTAAGAGTGTCTCAAAAATACTTTGACGCGCAAACCAGTCAGGGTGCCATGTGTCAAACAGGTCATATGGGTAGCGATCCTGAGATGAAGTTTTTAACGGATTATTTGCTGTCAACCAGCCATGACATTCTGGCGGGGCAAGGCTACGCAATGGATCGCTATGAGCTTTATGTTTCAGGTTTGTGGGGTCAGGAGGTAAAAGGACATGGTGGCACAAATGTGCATGTGCATAAACACAGCCAGCTTTGCGGATGGTTTTTCTTAGAAACCCCTGAAGGCGGGTCATATCCTGTGTTTTATGATACTCGTGCTAACAAGCAAATGATTGAGCTTGACTTTGCGCCAAGCAATGAAGTGACTAACGCAACTTCAACTATCCATTTCAACAACATCATCCCCGGCACGATATTGCTAGCCAATTCATGGATGCAGCATCAACTAACCCCCAACATGACAGATAAGCCAACCAAGAGCATTCATTTTATTGTTTCACATAGGGATAAGTCATGCAGTACTTGTTGACACCTTATGCCGAAACAGTTGAGCCTTTTGTTTGGTGGGAAGGCGCATTTAATGATAAAGAACTTGATTTACTTCAAGAACGAGCTATCAAAGCTGATCAAAGAGCGCAAGTTGGTGGCAATCCCGATGCAGAGCATTTGGCAAAAATTAGACGTTCTCATATTTCATGGATAGGCTGTAATGACGAAACGCGTTGGGTGTTTGATAAGTTAGCCCATGCTGTGTCATCACTCAATTCACAGTTTTATCGGTTTGATTTAACAGGGTTTGGTGAACCCTTGCAGCTTACAAACTATGATCAGTCTGAAAACGGTATGTATGGTTGGCATCAGGATTACGGTGGTAAACGCGGTGTAAGTAGGAAGCTTTCAGCAGTGCTTCAATTGACTGACCCCGCTCAGTATGAAGGCGGTAATCTCCAAGTAATGACAGGGGGTCAGCCAATGAATGTACGGAAACAGCGTGGACTTATCGCTGTTTTTCCTTCATACCAACTTCATCAAGTAACACCCGTGACGCAAGGCAGTCGTCAAAGTCTTGTGGCATGGCTTTCAGGACCAGCATTTCGATGAATATTGAGTACAACGGATTTATTGGTATTTATAACGATGTGTATCCTGAAGGATATTGCCAACACTTAATTAGTGAGTTTGATCGTTTAGAAAAAGATAGTGTAGGGTCCAATCGTTGGCAATCCGAAAAAGCTTTAGAATCTAGAAAAAATGATTACCAGATTGGCTTAGATTTACGGGGCCATAGCACTAATGACTTTCAAGATAAACGTATTGTGTCTATGTTTTTTGATGGTTTACAAGTTTGTTATGACGAGTACACACGTAAATTTTCAAGCCTCAAAGATGGAAAAATTCGTGCTAATGTGATGAAAATGCAGCGCACTCCTCCTGGTGGTGGCTACCATGTTTGGCATGGGGAACAAGGCAACGGAGATCATACAGGGCGGGTGCTTGTTTATATGCTGTACCTCAACACGTTAACGCAAGAAGAGGGTGGCGAAACAGAATTTTTGTACCAAAGGCAGAGATTTAACCCAACTAAAAATCAAATGATTTTATGGCCTGCTTCATTTACTCACACTCATAGGGGCAATACTGTGCTTGGGGATTGTTCAAAATATGTCGTAACAGGGTGGTTTTATTATGACTGAAGCGATTACAAACCCAGAACAGTTTGAACGGTTTGGTTGTGTGCTGGTCCAAGAATTTTTAGACCCAGTAACAACACAAACAATTTCAATGTATTTAGAAAACAAACTTCGTAGACAAGAATGGCAGGCAAGTTCAGAAAATCCTACGACCGAACTCGCATATTACGCCGATCCGCTAATTGAAACGGTGTTGTTAAATAGTCTTCCTTTGGTGTCTGAGGTGTGCGGTAAGGAGCTTTACCCAACCTATTCTTATATGCGTGTTTATCAGCCTGGGGAAGAGCTTGAGCCGCATGTTGATCGTCCATCTTGCGAGATTAGCGTTACAGTCAATGTTGCTTCAAAAGGTCGCCCATCCCCAATATGGATGCACTATAAAGATAATGAACCCCATTCATTTACACTCAATCCAGGTGATGCGGTTATATATAAAGGCTGTGAAGCAAAGCATTGGCGTGATACTTTTAAGCGCGATCAAATGAATGTTCAATTTATGTTGCACTATGTTGACACTGCTGGACCACATGCGGATAAACGCTTTGACGCTAGGTCTGGTCTAGGTTTTCCCTCTACACGGAGGTCATAATGCCTGCTGGTACACCTAAAGTCACGATGTTTGGGGGTAAGTCTATTGTCCCCGGCGGGAGCCAAACATTTAATAGTCCAGGAACTTTCACAGTACCTGTAGGGGTTACAAAAGTTTCTGCTACTGGAAAAGGCGCAACTGGAAACGCAGGTGCGTCGGGGAACCCTGGTAACGCTGGCGGCGGGGGCGGGGGCGGGGGCGGGGGGTTTTGGACTCCTGGGTGCGGAAGAAATTCGGGTGGAAATGGTGGAAACGCAAACCCCGGAGGTTCAGGCGGGACTGGTAACGGGTATGCTTGTAGTCCCTCCCCATCAGGTTCTTCGGGTTCTGCCGGTACTAGTGGTAATACCGGAGCTGCTGGTAATACCGGAGCTGCTTCTACTGTTTTTTCTCAAAGTTTTCCAGGTGGAGCTGGAGGTAATGGGGGTAATGGAGGTACTGGAGGTGCTTCCACTGGTAATGGGGGTAATGGAGGGCGAGGACAACCGTTTAACGGTAATACTTCTGGTGGTAGTGGAGGTACAGGTAATTATTCAGGGGGCCAAGGGGGTCTTGGAGTTTATTTTAGATCTGGTGGTGGAGGTGGGGGTGCTGGGATATATGGAGCCGGTGTTGCGCCACCCCCTAGTCCTGTTTGTGTTGTAGGATGCCCCGGTCCGGGTGGTCCTGGGTTCGGTGGTCCTGGGGGAAGAGGTTCAAATAGTGGTGTTGGGGGTAATCCTGGCAGTCCTGGTTATTGTGGTGGTGGAGGTGGTGGTGGAGGTGGTTTTGGACCATCCGCTGGGTGTTACTATAATGTGGCTAGTGGTGGTGGAGGGGGTGGTGCTGGTAGCCAAGGAAATGGTGGAAATCCTGGAAACCCTGGAGCTGCTGCAAATCCAACAACTTACAATTGTATATCTGTTTCTCCTGGGGCTAATTACCCAGTTACGGCAAACGGACCTATAACAATTTCATGGAACCCACAATGAATCCCAAAATGAAACAAATTGAAGCCCAAATGCAGCTTGAAGCAAGATTGGGGGATTTAAATCGTGCCCGTTCAGTTACAGTTGGAACGGCTTTTGGGGGTATTACTGAAATCTCCATGAGAGCTAACAATAGGTATTTGTGGTGCATTTTACAACCAGTAGAAGTTATTGAATTTATCCATCAACTAGCAGCAAGTGTTGGATGCCATATACACATTCAACCAAGAAAAGATTTTTCGAGTTGGCGGGATTGGAAATACACGGAAGAAGAACTTGCACATTATCGAGGCGAGCAACCCGGAGAGTGGAGGCGTGCTGAAGGATTTGCGCCTTTTCCTAAAGGTTGGCATGAGAACCAGCAAACGGCAGCAGCATTACCCGTCCCGGAGAGACAACCTGGGTTAAATATTGAAAGGAAACAAAATGAGCCTGTGGCAACTAAAAAAACTGTCAACCGGCGAAGCACTAAACGAGCCGCAACCACTACCTGAAAATTGGGGGCCGATCTTCGGTCTTCATGGCTTTGCGGATCGGTTAGGTGATTTGTCTTGGTTGGGTGAAGCCTATAACGACCAAGGTTGGATTCAGGTTGGCGAAGCACCACCCCCTCCAGCCGTAGCAACCAAAGCGCAGCTTGAATGGGATCGCGCTAAAAAAATGCTGCAAGAGTCGGATTGGTCAATGCTGCCTGATGTGCCGATGACTGCTGGTGATAAAGCTGCGTGGATTGAGTATCGTCGTGGGTTGCGTGAAATTAGGCTTCAAGCAGGTTTTCCTGACGATATTATTTGGCCTATAAGACCATTATAAAACCATTATGAAACAACCTTTAATTACGCTTGCAGCAATTAGTAATGTTTTTTGTCGTTTAATGTATTTTCAAGATGAGGGTGATGTAGAACATGGGCATTGCCATACATATGACCATTTAACTTTATTAAGTAAAGGGCGCGTTCTGTATGAAACTTTAAATAACTTAGGAGAGGTAACACACCAAAAAGAGTTTGTTGCACCTGGGTTTATTTTGGTGAAAAAAGACTTACAGCATCGTATAACAGCTTTAGAGTCTGACACGGTATGTACGTGCATTCATGCTTTACGAACAATAGACGAAGAAATTATAGCCCCTGATTTTTTAATTGAACCTTTATTTTCTTCAAACAGAGGGGAAGTAAAAAATCTAATTAGAGAGAAATTTGGAAAGGATTGGAAACCTTTAGTTTACTCAAGTGAAGTATTACAAAATTCGGTTTAACAAAAGCCGAGGTCAGCCAGGGCGAGGGAGCATAGAGCATGTCTGGCGGGTCTTTGAGAATGGGCACGAACACCTTGCACGACATTTGCAGATCAGAGTGCCGACTTGGAGCGAGTTGGATACCAACGGTCAGGATTACAACATTGCTTGTCGAGGTAAGATGCTTTGGTTTGCCGACACCGACACCGCAGTAATTGTGGAGGAATAAATGGCTTGGTCTGATGTTCTTAAAGCAATTATCCCCATAGTGGTAGCCGCACTTGCTTGGCTGCTTGGTCAAGTGGCTAGTTTTAGCGAACGGCTTACTAAAATTGAAGGGCAAATGCCAGCACTAATTACCCGTGAAGGTGTGCCGACTGACTCTCCCATAAGTGCCGAGAAGCGTGCTTTGCAGAAAGAGCAACTCATGCAACACATCAACGAACTTCAGGTCAAAGTCAGGCTGCTTGAGGAACGTGAAAAGATGGGGAGGAAGTAATGTTTGAGCTGCTAGGTGGTGGTTTGCTCGGCTCTATCTTCGGTGGCATCTTTCGGCTTGCGCCTGAAGTCCTCAAGTTTTTGGACAAAAAGAACGAGCGTCAGCACGAGTTAAGTATGTTCCAGCTCCAGACCGATCTGGAGAAGATGCGGGGTGAGTTCAAGATGGAGGAGAAGTATGTTGACTACTCTATCCAGCAGATGGACACCATTAAGGAAGCATTTAAGGAACAGGCCCAGACCGCAAAAGAGGCTGGCTGGTTCGCTAGCTTTATCACTGCTGTTACCCGCCCCGGTCTTACTTGGATTGCATTTGGCGTATACGTGGCTGTCAAAGCTGCTGGGCTAACGATTGCTTTTCAGACCAACGCTAACTGGGCTGAAGTCCTAACCAAAAGCTATGACGAGGACGACTTCGCCATGCTGAACATGATGTTAACGTTCTGGTTTGTAGGACGGTCTATTGAGAAGTACAACAAATCGTGAAAGAGGCAAAGAAGCTTTGCAAGGATGTACTGATCAAGCCCTTTGAAGGGCTAGCAAAGCGTTTGCCTGACGGGCGAGTAACGGCTTATCCTGACCCCGGAACCCGTGGGCATCCTTGGACAATCGGTTGGGGAGCCACTGGCCCTGAGATTAATCCCGGCACAATCTGGACGATTGAGCAGTGTGAGGATGCACTGGATCACCACGTTGAATACTTTCTCAGGGGGCTTTTTAAGATGTCCCCCAAACTTCAGACTGCGTTGCCAAGACGCATTGCCGCCGTGACAAGCTGGGCTTACAATTGCGGATTAGGGAACTATCGGGTTTCCACGTTCAAAAAGCGGATAGATGCGGGGGATTGGGATGGTGCAGCCGATCAATGCCTTCTCTGGAATAAAGCTGCGGGTCGGGTTCTCCCTGGTCTTACGCGCCGCAGGGCGGCAGAAGCTGCATTGATGAGGTGACAGATGCCATTCCTCAAACTCAATTTTCGTCCAGGGGTCAATAGGGACCAGACCAGCTATTCTGGCGAAGGTGGTTGGTATGAGTGCGACAAAGTACGGTTCTTCTCAGGCTATCCACAAAAACTAGGTGGGTGGGAGAAGGTAACACCTTATTTTTTCTTCGGGGTGTGCCGACAGCTATTTAACTGGATCACTTCATATAGTGACAACTTACTGGCGCTTGGTACAAACAACCACGTTTATATCGAGACTGGTGGGCAGTTCTATAACATCACCCCACTGCGGGACACAGCAACATTAACAAATCCGTTCACAGCAACTAACGGTTCTTCAACAATTACCGTAGCGGATACAGCACATGGTGCTGAGACTGGAGATTTTGTTACTTTCAGTGGGGCCACAGGACTAGGTGGCAACATCACTGCTGATGTACTTAATCAAGACTATGAGATTACAAAGGTCGATGCTAACTCCTACACGATTCAAGCACGGTCCCCTACTAATCTCAACTCCGTCACACTAGTAACCGCAAACGCGACGGATGCTTCTGGCTCCCCTGGGGGTGGTACGGTCACTGCCAAATATGGCGTAGCTTCTGGGTATTCATCAACCGCGTTTGGTTATGGTTGGGGTACAGGTCCGTGGAGTACGAGTCCTTGGGGGTTAGGTACGTCCGCTCCGATTGCGCTGCTTCAACGTGATTGGTGGTTTGATAATTTTGACAATGACCTTGTGATGAATATTCGCAAGGGTGAGATTTACTACTGGGAGCGAGGCTCACTTACTAGCCCGTCTACGGCACTCAATACACGGGCGGTATTACTCTCCTCGCTCACAGGTGCTAGTGACGTGCCAAATGCGGCTATGCAGATACTTGTCTCTCAAAACGATAAACATCTCTTAGCTTTTGGGTGTCAGCCTTATGGCGGCACTTCGACTGATTACGATCCCTTGCTTATTCGTTGGGCAAACCAAGACGAGCCGCAAAACTGGACACCATCAAGCGCAACCTCTGCTGGATTTATACGAGTATCGCGTGGGTCTGAGATTGTCCGTGCGTTTGCAACACGTCAAGAGATCTTAGTCTGGACAAACTCTAGTTTGTATTCGATGCAGTACCTTGGTACAACTGATGTGTTCGGTCTCCAAGAACTTGCCGATAACATTTCGATCATCGGGCCGCGTGCAGTAACCACGGCTAATAATGTCACCTACTGGATGGGGCAGGATAAGTTTTACGTCTATTCCGGTCAGGTGCAGACACTACCTTGCACACTGAGGCAATATGTTTTCCAAGATATCAACATTAATCAAGCGGATCAGATTGTTTGTGGGACGAACGAAGGGTTCACCGAAATCTGGTGGTTCTATCCGAGTTCAGCCTCCAACTGGAACGACAGGTACGTCATCTTCAACCACTTAGAAAACGCATGGTATTACGGCAGTATTGTTCGTACGGCGTGGCTTGATACTGCTTTACGAGGAAATCCCTTAGCTTGTAGCACAGGGGAGAATGATGCCGTAGGGTACGAGTACGAGCATGAGTTAGGCGTTAATGACGACAACGCTCCTATGGCGTCTTTCATCCAGTCTTCTGATTTTGACTTGGGTGACGGTGAACAGTTCATGCTTACCCGCCGTTTGTTACCAGACTTTAATTTCACCGAATCGACAGCCACCTCACCCACCGTGACGATGACTATGCGTCCTAAGAGGTTCTCAGGAAGTGCTTACGTCAATACTGCATCCGATACTCAAAGTGTTATTTCTAGCAGTGCAACGATTGACCAATACACAGAGCAGGTGTTTATTCGTGCGCGTGGTAGACAGATGGCGCTTAAAGTTGAGTCCACAGGTGAGGGGGTGCAATGGCAGTTAGGTTCGCTTCGACTTGATGTAAGACCGGACGGTAAGAGGTAAGCATGGCGCTTGTCGGCTTCAAAGCCCCGGCCCTCCCACTGCCTCCTCCGCAATATGATGTACGGCAGCAAAATGAGCTTAATCGTGCGCTGCGTCTGTACTTCAACCGGCTTGATTCTTTTGCGCCAAACCAAGCTGAGTCTTATACGGCTGATGAATTTATTGGTGGATCATTTAGTGGAGGCAGTGTAACCGCAAGCACACTTTCGGGGTTTGGATCTGGACTGGTTGTACCCTACGGCGCGTTTCAAGATAGCACTGATCAAATTGCTGCGAATACAACAACTGCTTATCCAGTAACGTACAACACAACTGATTATTCAAACGGAGTTTTTGTTGAGAGTAGTTCAAGAATTACTCCTTATATAAGCGGTTTATATAATCTTCAATTTAGTATTCAATTTGTTAATACTGATTCGCAAATTCATGACATAGATGTTTGGTTTAGAAAAAATGGTACAAACATAGCGAATTCAAATTCTAGGTACTCCGTGCCAAACAGTCATGGTGGTGTAGATGGGCACTTAATTGCCGCGCTTAATTTTTTTACAGAGTTAAACGCCAGAGACTACATAGAAATCATGTGGAAAACTGACGATGTCGCTGTTAGTATCCAAGCGTTACCTACTTCGTCTAGTCCAAGCAGGCCAGCCATTCCCTCTGTAATTGCAACGCTATCATGGGTTTCTGCTATTCCTAACCGATTTGTAATTAACCCAACAAAGTCTCTTACACTAGCTGGCTATGCGCCAACTGTAACTATTGCGTGAGATAAATCATGGCTACGAGAACCATCACTCTTAACGGACAGACGCTCACTTGGGATACAGGTGCGGGCGTTCGTGATAAAGCCGATGCCTATAATTCTTGGAAAGATGCAGGAGCGTCTGATGCTGCAATTAAAACTGCATTAGAAAAAGCTTTTGGTGAAACAATTCCCGATAAAGATTGGACTTATCTTGGTGGGTACGCTGCGACGACTCGCGCTATTAATAACGACAACAAGATAACTGCTGATGAATTTGCTGGACTTGAAAACCAAGGGTTTCAGCCTGCTGAGATTGCTAATCTAATTGGTGGTATTACTGGGGAAGTCCCGCCTCTCGCTGAAATTCAGCAGTTAGACACGGCTGCATCGGCGCTAAGTTCTGGTGCAAATACTGGTGCAAATACTGGTGCAAATACCGGTGCAAATACCGGTGCAAATACGGGTGCAAATACGGGTGCAAATACGGGTGCAAATACGGGTGCAAATACGGGTGCAAATACTACAACCACCACAAACAAAGGACTTACTACACTACTACCGTTTGGGAACCCGGATTACACCTGGAACACTGAAGGAACGTTAGGATCAAAACAAGCACTCGTCCAAAAGATGAAAGACGACGGGTTTACTGTAGCCCAAATCCGAAACGAAATCAGCAGATTAGAACCGGACAAGTCTGCCTTAACTGAAGCCAACTTTAAGTTACTTGGGTTGGAAGCCGTACTACCTAAACCTGCTGATACGGCTACAACAACCGCAGCAGCCGCAGACATACCAGCCTCAAGCAAAATCTATAACATCGGTGGGTTGCAGTGGAACAGTGGTGCGAGCTTAGATACCAAGAAGGGTTATGTCCAAGACCTGCTAAAGATGTACACGCCGGATCAAATTAAATCCATCATTAGGTACAACGACCCAGCAAATGCCACTGATGAAAACTTTGCACTTCTAGGTTTACCTGCGGGTGCTTCTAAAGCTGCGACACCAACTGGGTTTAGCGCACTGTATAAAGCTCCTACTGAACTAGCACCGTCGCGTGGACTAGGTGCGCTTGTTTCTCAGTATGTTGGTCAGCCTAATTTGCGGACGATGACTCGTTCGATTGGGCCTGAAGGTATGGGCAAGCTGACTGAGCAGCCTTCAGCAGCTCTTTCCTATGCAACTCGCCCTGGCGGTATTGGAGAGACTCAATACTTTCAAAATATACGTGATTTCTTTGCAGATCCTAAAGTTACTCCGCAAGATGCCGCTTATCAAATGTCTCGATACAACATCCCTGAGACAGACATACAAGCTGCTATCGGTTTGACACCTACACAGTTCTTTGCTCAAAAACAATTAGCTGCGGATAGACAAGCTGCTTTGGATGCCGCAAAGCAAACCAAAGTTGAAAAAATTGAAGCTTTACCCCCTCCTTCGCTAACTTATGGTGGAGCACCTATTTCTTTAGGAACAAATACTGGGGGCGCGGGTAATACTGTTGGTGGGGCAGGTAATACTGTTGGCGGAGCAGGTAATACTGTTGGCGGAGCAGGTAGTACTGTTCTGGGTGGTGAAGGATCTTCGTTTAGTGGTGGTGCAGGTGGTATAGGTGTTGGTGGCGGCGTTGGCGGCGTTGGTGGTGTAAGTGATGTGGATAGTGGTGCTAGCGACAACGACTCCGTAATTAGCACAATCTTAAAATCAATAGTCGGACCTTCCCAAGAACCCGCGCCTATTAGAAGAGCGGGCGATCCAGACACGCCTCCACCACCTACCGAAGATAATAGAGCAGGGGGGCCGATAGCCCTTGCCGAAGGGGGTGATACAAAAATGGCTGGGGAGCAGAAGTTCTCGTTTGAGGATTTCGGTCTTAAGCCTGCCACGGTAAAAGATGTAGACCTGCGTACCCCCAGAGATGTGCTCTTTAATCCTGAACTTCGTGGGTTAGAAGCATTAGTTTCATCTCGTATGACACCTAGAGATTACGAAGATTTGCTAATCCGGCAGGGTCGTACTGGTAGAGAATATTTAAAGTACCTTCCTGATATTCGTGTTGGTGGTGCGGCAACGGGCGACATTCGTCCGCTTAACTATTACTACGCCGAAGGCGGTGACGTTGGTCGAGGGTTGGGCAGTATTGCCATGAAAGGCTATGCTCAAGAGATGGCACAGAAAGGTCGGTTTGGCGACACGATGCTAGCTCACATTAGCCCCGAAGAAGCTCAGATGCTACAAGCCGCAGGTGGTGCGGGTACTATAAACCCACAGACGGGCCTGCCTGAGTTTTTTAGTTGGCGTAAAACGTTAAAAGGGATTGCTAAAGTAGCGCCGTTCATCGTGCCATTTATTCCTGGAGTAGGTCTTGCTGCTAAAGCACTAATTTCTGGTGTTGCTGGTGGTCTTGGCGGCGAGAAAGGCTTTGACTTTAAACGCGGTCTGATGTCAGGCTTGATGTCTTATGGCATTGGTAGTGCCGCACAAAATCTTGGACTTACAAGCGGAGCCGCACCCACAGGTGCAGAGGCAGCGGCAACATCTACGAGTGGGCTTACCCCACCAGTACAGGCATTAGGGGATGCTGGGGAAATTGCTAGGACAGTTGTCAATCCAACCGGAACTGCTTCTTTGGATTTTCCTACAAATGTCGGCGTACCTGCTGGAGACGCTAGCGTAGCTGAACAAGTGCGGGGAATGGCTCCTAGTTCAAATACCTTACAAGGGTATGTAGGCCCAGAAAGTCGTATAGGTGCAGCACCAACTCCACAATCGTTCACAGACAAACTAACTGCTGGGTTAGAAAAAGCCCAATCAGTGGTAGATCAACCCATAAGCACCATGTATGCGTTGCCGTTGGCAGTTGGTTCAGCCGGTATGGTGTCTGAAGGTGATAAGTACGCGCAGGCTATGGCAGCACAGGAAGCGGAAGAAGAACGTAAAAGGCGGCGTGGGGCAGATTTGTTTGCCGAAACACTTGGACGTATACCATTCCGTGCAGCTTCAGGAGGTATGGCTGGGCTTGGCGCACTTGCTGCGGGGGGTGCCACTGGACCTGCTAACGAACCACGCACAATAAATGGCGCAGGGGATGGCATGAGTGATAGTGTGCCTGCTACCATCGAGGGTGTTCAAGAGGCGCGTCTTGCCGATGGTGAGTTTGTGATTCCTGCCGATGTTGTTGCAGATCTAGGTAACGGCTCCAGTAATGCTGGGTCTAAGAAACTTTACGCCATGATGGATCGAGTTAGAAAAGCACGACATGGCACAACAAGACAACCGCCCGAAGTAGATACGGGTCGTTTGATGCCTGCTTAAGGAAATAGCTATGAGCACTACGCAAACAATTACCACCGCAGCCGAGATACCAAAAGTCCTAGAACAGTTTTATTTAGGAACCGGCAAACAAGGCGAAACAGGATATCAGCCAGGACTCATTGGTCGTGGTATATCTGAAATATTTCCAAGCGGACTTACCGGTGCCGATGCGTATAGAGAGCAGTTTAAAACACTAGAACAAGCCGGATTGTTGGGTAGAGGCAGTGTTGCTGGTCTTTCGCCTTTTCAAGAAGCAGTAGGTACGCAGCTTGGTACGATGAGCGCAACTCCAAGCCAGTACGCACTTGGTACGCAGGCTGGACAATCAGCGGCATCAGGACTGCAAGCACTACAAAATTACCAAAGCATGGGTGTAGCTGGGCCACAGCTAACTACCTTTCAAATGGACCCTGCTCGGCAATTCAGCGCCGCAGAAGCCCAAAGTTATATGTCGCCGTATATGCAGTCGGTTGTGGATCGTCAACAGGCGGCGGCACTTAAATCAGCTAGAGAAGCACAGTTAGGACAGAATCTTGCTGCGGCGCGTCAAGGCACTTATGGCGGTGCTAGACAGACTCTTCTCCAAGGAGCAAGGGAAGCCGGACTCCAGTCAACATTGGCCGATATTCAGGCTAAGGGTCTACAGTCTGCGTTTGAAAATGCACAGGCACAGTTTGAGCGTGATCGCGCAGCGCAGATGGGTGTTGGTAGTCAGAACCTGCAAGCAGCACTTGGGGTACAACAACTTGGTGCAGGCCAAAACCTACAAGCCCAACTAGCTAATCAAGCAGCACAGCAACAAGCAGCACAAACTCAACTTGCTGCGGCACAAGGGCTTACTGGACTTGCTGGTCAATTTGGTCAGCTTGGTACGCAACAACGTGCGGCAGAACTTGATACGCTTAAGACGCAAGGTGCGTTTGGTGACTTACAACGTGCCATTGAGCAACAGAAGATGGACGCTCAGCGTCAACAACTTACGGATCAAGCTCAATACGGTTTGACTCAAGTGGGGCAACTCTCTAACTTGCTGCGTGGTATCCCGATGCAGGGTTCAACACAAACAGCAACAACGCCCCCACCGAGCTTTGCTAGTCAGTTGACTGGCTTAGGCTTGACAGGAATTGGGCTGTATAACATGCTTGGCGGGGGTCCAAAATGAGCCTTCGGACATTAGAAAAAGCGATTAATAGGACCGCAGATCGTACGGTTGGTGACATTGTTGCCACTTATGGATCTAACGTGCAACGTCTGAAGATGGACGCTGCTGCGGGAAAGATTGACCCCACGACGGCACTTATGGCGATGATGACGATCCAACGGATTGTCGCTGCAAACACTCAACCACCGTCCGGCACAACCGTGGCACAAGATACTGGGATGGCACCTCCCCCACAACCGATGATGCCCCCACCTGCTGCACCGCAACAAGCTCCAGTCGGTATGGCCTACGGCGGTCAAGTTGCTATTAGTAATAACCAAGTACCATCACCTGCGATGGAGCGTGGCATCTCCGGCCTACCTGTGCCTGACAACATGTTTGACTATGCTGATGGCGGCATGATTGCATTTGCTGGTGGTGGGGATGTACAGCGGTTTGCTCTGGGTGGTCAGATGGAGTTATTTCCTGAACTAGATCGGTTCGGGCAACCTAAACCAAGACTAAGTGGTGCTCCAAGACCTACTGGCACGACATTCGCTCAAGCATTTCCAAGCGCAGCGGCAACACCTGCTGCTGCGACACCATCAATGTTTTCTCGTGGATTAAGCTTTTTGAGTCGTTCGTTTCCAGGCGCAGCAGCAATAGGAACTGCCTTGTTCGGCTCGGATGACCTAAATGCTAATGAAGCAGAGACATTAGCAGTACTTAAACGTCTATACGCTTTGGGTTATACGCAAGAACAAATTAACGCAATGAAGCCTGAAGAGGCTAAGCGTGTCGCTATTGCAAATAAACCGCCTCAAGAAACATTCCCGCAAGCTGCGGCGCAACAAGCTGAGGCAGAAGCGCAAGCTGCGGCTAATAAACCGCCACCCCCGAAAGTTCCTGCTGCTGCACCCGCAGCACCGGCTGCTGCCCCTGCAAAACCTGTTGAGCTTGGACCTGTACCCATGTTGTCTGCTGCACGCTCTGCCGCAGAAGGTACGTTACAAGCAGAAGGGGGTAAAGATATTCCGGTGGTTCCTGGGCTTTCGCAAATCAGAAGTGAACGAGTCAAACAGCTTACTGATGAAGGTTATGACTTCAATCTTCTCAAAGATATGGTTGCTGAGAACCGCAAAGATATTGAAGCGGTTCCGCAAAAACGAAAAGAAGCTGCCAATATGCGGGTTCTCGAAGCAGGATTAGCCATTCTAGGCGGCGCGTCACCACATGCGTTTGTCAATATTGGCAAGGGTGCTGAAGGTGCCGTAAAAGGTTACGCTCAGGATATTAAAGAGCTTGACAAGCTTGAACGTGATTACAAGTTGCAGGAACGTCAGATTCGTACGCTTCAAAACAAAGAAGCCGCAGAGTTTACGAAGGCAGACCAAGTACGTTTGGATAAAGCTATTGAGCGGCGTGACAACGCTCTGGATAAATACAACTTACGTGTTGATAGACTTGCCGGGATTATGTACGAAGGCGAAATGGGTCTATACAAGCAGAAGGCACAAGATGCTGCGGCTATGGAGCGTACTCAGGCGCAGGTTAGAGGACAGTTAGAATCGGCAAGGATAGGGGCTAGTAGACCTTCACAACTTTCAGAGTTGCGAGATTTGTTCCGTAGCAGTAATCCTGAAGATAGACGATTAGCTGAGTCGTTTATTGGTCAGAACAAGATGGGCAAACTCACATATGAGGAAGCTATGAAGATAGTAACAAGCAACCCAAGAAATCTGAGTAAAAGTCCCGCTGAATTATCAAGGTTAGCTAGAGAAGAAATGCAGCGAGCAGAAGGCGGAACTGCTGCCCCAGCTCCGGTCAACTACTATGAAAAATACGGATTAGCTGCTAAATAGGGGGCATCATGGCTGAAGGTCGTTATGACAGGGTCATCCGTAATGTAAGAAAGATGATCTCGCAGGGTGCTCCTGAATTTGATATTGATGGGTATCTTGATTCTGAAGGACTTACCCCATCACAATTTAAACGTATCGTCGAAGGTCCGACAATTGGCGGACAACTCAAGGAAGCCGTCAAGGGCATAGTGCCTGGAGCGATTGGGCTTGTTGAGCAAGCTGCTGTTGGTGCGTCTGCGCTCTTACCTGACCAGTATGAAGCTGGTGCACAGGAAGCCATTCGTGGAGTTGCTGCCGCAGCGAAGAAACCATTTGCACCTGAAGCAGGGTACGAAGAATCGGTAGGTCGTAAGTTTGGTGAAGCGGTAGGTTCGTTTGGACCGTTCTTGGGTTTAGGTGCACTGGGTGTCGCAGGTCGTGTCGGAGCAGGTGCACTAGCTACGGGGTCTGGTGCGGGTGAAGCGTTAACACGTGCACAACAAGAAGGTGCGACTCCTGGGCAGCAGTCTCTATCCACAGGACTTGGTGCCGTTGTGGGTCTGTCTGAACTTATTACACCGTTCAGAATCTTATCGCGCATACCTGAAGGCGAAGTATTAAGCGCGGCTAATCGCATAAAACGTGTCGCACTTGCCGGTGGAGAAGAAGCTGCACAAGAAGCTGCTGCTGGGTTAGCACAGAACTTAATTGCTCGTGGCGTTTATAAACCTGAACAACAACTTGTTGAGGGGCTAGGCGAACAGGCTGCATATGGTGGTGCGGTTGGTGCGTTGGCACAAGGTCTTTTAGATGTTGCACTTGGACGTAGAGCTAAAACTGCGGCTACACCGGCACAACCCACTACCCCTGCGGTAGAAGAACAAGCAACTACGGCAGCGGTTACGCAACCTGCTGCACCTACAACATTTGCCCCCGTACGCGGTGTACCAGAGACTGCTACACAGCAAGACCTCTTTACAGAAGAAAACATTCAGCGCACCGCACAATCAACACGTGATGCTCAGGACCGTCTGTTTAAGTTGAGAGATGAATTTGATCTTTATCAGCGAGAGAACGAAAGACTTGCGGCAGCTTATGAACGTGAAACTGATCCTACTAAAAAGCAGCAGATCTACGATCAAGCAGTAGCACTTGCAAAGCCACTCAGCGAACTAAAGACTCAGATCGAAGCTGTAAAAGGTACGCTTGGTGCAGCGGAAGGTGCACGCCCTGGCACTGGAGAACCGCAGCTAGATTTTGAAGCTCCGTTGCCTAGTATCGGTGATCGCGTTGGACAAGTTACTAAGACTGAGTACCGACCAGATACAGGGGCGGTTATTGGCGAAGAAGCCGCAGCTCCACGTTTGAACGAGCAGCAACAGCGCATGCTGGAAGAACAGCGTGTGCAAGGTATTCGTGACAAGATCGCAGCAGGAGAACCCGTAACCCAAGCGGACATGATGCGGGTTAAGTTCTTAGAGCGTGATCAGTATCAAGAGGAAGCAGCTAAACCGACCCCTGAGTTAGACCTATCGCAGCAAAAAGTAACTAGGTTTCCATTAACGCTTCAGCGCACGGACATCGAGCAGCAGAAGATGAAAGTGCAGGAGCAACCTGCTGCACCAGAAACTCGTCCTGTGACAGAACAGGACTTTCGTACGATGGGAGTTGCTGCAACTAACAAGAAGTTACGCAGTGAGTTGTTAGGTAAAGATTTATCTAACCCCGAAGATCGTAGGTTTGTGAAGGAGCGTCTTGAGGCTTTTGCTTCAGACCCTAATCGTAGTCCTGGCATTGTTAAGAAGGTTGAGAACTTTTTAGATAGTCCTATATTCTTTGAGCAGATGGAGTTACCGTTAGCTCCGAGGAGAAAACAACGTGTCAAACAACCTAAGCAACCTGTCGCCGGAGCAAGTCAGCCAAGCGTTCCTGTACCTGACCAAGGAGCTGCCGTCGCTGCCCCCGGACCTGAAGCACCTGTCACAACTGGAGTGGGCGAACCTGCATTACGCGCTGAGCCACGTGATGTGGCAGAAGGAAAACAGCCCGCTCCAGTAAATCCTGAAGTAGAAACCCTTCGTAAGCAATATCAGCGCAGGGTGGAGAAGGGAACAATGGAGCTTGCTGATGCTAAGCCCATCGAAGATTTGTTGGCGAATCCAACACCGGAAAACATCAATCAAGCGCGTCAGATCCTAAAGGGCACTGCCACCGTAGGAGAAGGAGTTGTCGCGGGAGTTGCGCTTACTCCTGAAGAACAACGTGCGTTAGATAAAGAAGCAAAAGCTACAGTACGTAGAGAAGGCGCGGGGACAGTAAAAATTCCTGGCACGTTGTACCGCACGCAAAGGTCTGAAGAACAAGCTGCGGGTATGGACCCTGCAATCGTTGAAGATTATGTTGCTCAAATTGTAGACGGTTGGAAAAACGCGCCTGTCATTGATGTTGTCAATACACCTGCCGACTTACCAAAGCGGTTACGTGAAGGCACGGATATTCAGCCTGGGTTGTTTGATCCTGTCACGGGGCGTGTGTTCGTTATCGCGTCTAATCTTAAAAACGAATTAGACCTTTTCCAAACAGTTTTGCATGAAACCGTAGGGCACTACGGTATGCGTTCGCTTCTTGGGGATAGCTACACCCGAGTAATGAACAACCTGTACAACGGCAACGAAAAGGTACGGGAAGCTGCAAAAGAAAAGATGGAGGCAAACTCCAAACTAACCAAAGAAGTAGCGGTTGAAGAGTTTTTAGCTGAAGTCGCAGAGAGGAACATTAAGCCAAATCCAAGCAAAGCTGACAAGAGCCTTGGCAATCAGATCGTTAGGTTCTTCCGTAATGCGCTTAGAAAGTTGTTTGGTAAAAAAGCAGACTTGATCTCTGATACAGAGGTGCTGGATATCGTTGCTGAAGCTCGGATGTTTGTGCAAACGGGCACCCCTACGCAAGGTTATAAAAATGTTTCAGATAGAGAAGTGCCGCTTTACCGTACCCCAGAAACAAGTGCGTTCAAAAAATGGTTTGGTGATAGCAAGATAGTTGACAAAGACGGGAAGCCGTTAGTTTTATATCGTGGAATACAAGGCGATGCGGAGGGGGCACTCAATGCTGAGCCAAGAGGGAAGTACAACGTTTTTGCATCGGATAGCCCAGACGTTGCTGCCTCATATGGTATGCCAGACGAAACTTTCGGGACTCCCGGTTCTATCCTTCCGATATACGTCAAGGCAGATAAACTAATTGAGTTCCCCGTAACTGTAGACCGATACGGTTCACGTAGTTTTGACAAGATAGAGTTTGACCGCCGCGCTAGACTCCTTGCCCCTGGCGAAGTTCTTGTAGCCAGACAGGTAGTTGATATCGGGCCTATGTCTCGTGAAGCGTATGCGGTAGATAAGGAAAAAAAGTACTCCTACTATAGTGATGTCTACGCACTTGGCAGGGGAACTTCAGTTAAATCCGCCGTTGGCAACCGAGGAACGTTCGACCCCACAAGTCAAGATATCCTTTATCGCACTCCAACACCCGCACTAACAGCAGCGGGGCAGCAAGCACAAGCAGCGGTAGCTGCTATGGCAGGTATAACAAATGCCAAGCCCAAGGGTCCGCAGATGTCTACGCTTCAAAAAGTTGGAGCGTTCTTCCAAGACCCTGCATACCGTCAAGAGCAGATCGATAAGTTCCGTGTGCAGGTAGCGTATAAGGGTGCGGCTGCTGAGTCGAAGCTCGCCATGCTCAACCAGTACAACGGCAAGATCCGTGATGCGTTAGGTAACATTCGTCCTGATGTGTTTATGACTGCTGCGGAACATGCCGATACGATGGCTGTTGCCGTGATGAAGGATGGCAAGTTAAAGCTTGATCCGAAGGTGGGCTGGGTTGCAGAGAAGGGCACTGCTTCCTTCCAAGGTGTTATCGATAAGATCAAGGATCTTGGCACCAAGCTAGGCGATCAGCAGCTCGCGTTTAAATTAGCAAACGATGCGTTTATTGCTCGTCGTGCGAACTACTTCAAACAGCACCCGCAACTTGGTATCTCTGGCTTACCTGATGATGCAAAGATCAAAGCAGGTATGCAAGCCTTCAAAGACTTCCCTGAGTTAGAAGCTGCGTTCAAAGAGTTCACCACATTTAAGAACAACTTGATTGATGCGGGTGTCGATGCAGGACGCTTTAGTAAAGAGCAAGCTGCCGAGTGGAAAGAAGCTGCGGACTATGTACCGTGGAACCGTATCAAAGATTATGAGGACAAGATTGCTACAAGTCCTCAAGCGTACTTCCGTGGGTTGACCAACCTCAAGCAGATGAAAGAGATCCGAGGCGGCACCGACGAGATCAACGACATCTTTGACAACATGGTGGGCCTGTCCTTCTGGCTTGTTAACGGTGCGATACGCAACCATGCTGCGGTGCAACTTACTGACGCATTTGTATCCAACGGGTTAGGTGCGCGGCAGGTACGCCAAGGACAGCCTGGAGTTGACCCCAACAAGACAATCTATATCTACCGCGATGGCAAGCCTGAAGTCTATGAGTACGAGTCGATAGCAGATGTTTATGCGTTCAAGGGTGTGGAAAGCATGGGGGGTCCGATCCTCAGCAGCTTCACTGCGTTCGCTAACATCTTACGGCGCACGACCACAGCTACTCCTCAGTTCGCAGCAAGTCAGTTATTCCAAGATGCGTATCGCGCCACGGTGACATCAGGCGTGAAGAATCCGTTTGAGGTTGCTGCCAAAGTCTTAACAGGTGCAGTGGGTGCGTACCGTGGGGATGCCACGACACAGCAGCTTGAGAAGTTTGGGATTGTGGGCGCATATGACCTGATGCCTGGACGTGCCAAGGATGAGATCGAGAAAGAGTTTGGGATTCGGCAGCGGTCTGTGCTTGAGAAGGGGCTGTCGTTCATGGAGTCATTCTCCATCGCCTCTGATGCCTCGTTGCGTAAAGCAGTCTTTGAGCAGACGTTAGAAGAAACTAAGTCGCCGCAGTTCCCCGATGGTGACGTGCTGCTTGCACGGTATCGCGCTCAAGAAGTTATCAACTTCAAACGGCAAGGTGCAAACCGGACGGTGGGTCTAATGCGCCAACTCATTCCGTTTATGAACGCCTACATCCAAGGTATGGATGTGTTCTACCGCACAATGACCGGACGTGGGGTTGCAGCTACCGAGCGTAGCGAAGCCTTTAAGATGTTCCTTGGTACAGGTGTGAAACTTGCCACGCTTGCCACGATCTATACGATGTTGGTGGGTGGTGATGATGAGTACGAAGGGCTGCGCGATTATGAGAAGGACAAAAACTTTATCGTGCCGGGGACAGGAGTAAAGATACCAGTTGCTCCTGAAGTTGGGTTCTTCTTCAAAGTTATCCCCGAGCGCATATACAACTACGTCGCTAGCCAAGGCACCGAACGTCCGCAGGATGCGGCGGCACTACGCAAGGCTATCGGCACCGCTGCATTTGATGCGTTTAGTGGACCTAACTTGACACCCCAAGCTGTCAAGCCTGCGCTTGAGTTGCTGGTGAACTACTCGTTCTTTACAGGCACACCGATAGTTGGACGGGGGCTGGAGAAGTTAGAACCTGCACAGCAGTTCACAGACTCGACCTCTGAGATTGCAAAGATGATTGGCGGTCTGGCTGGCATCTCCCCAATGAAGCTTGAGTATTTTGTGCGGGGCACCACGGGTATTGCAGGTGGCACGGTGCTGGATCTGTCGAACATGTTGTTCACTGATAGGCCCGACAAGCGGCTGTATGAGATGCCTGCCTTTAAGACGTTTATGTATGACAAGATCCCAGGCGGGTACAAAGAGCAGTACTACGATTTGCGGGAGAAAGTTGAGCAGGTGGTCTACACCATGAACGGGTTAAAGGCTCAGGGACGTGCAGAAGAATTGCAGGAATACCTGAACGATGACCGTGTCAATCTGCTTGCCTTGCGGCGGTCCATGAACCAAATCGATCAGCAGTTGGAGAAAATGCGAGCTTTTCGCAAGCTAATCTCTAACGACCCAACCATGACGGGTGCTGAGAAGAAAGATCGGTTGGATGAGATTGAACGGACGGAGAATGAGTTACTCCGTGCCTACAATATTCCAGCGTTACGCAAAGAAGTAGCAGGGCTTTAAAAAAACCCCGGCAGAGGGCCGGGGACAACCTAGCACTAATTGGGAGGAGCGCCAGGAGAGTGAAGAATTCCGAGCGGACTATATCACTTTATCCGCCAACAGCGCAATCCATACATACCACGCTCGATAACTTGTTTACATACAAGCTGATATCTAAAACGAGCTGCATCCCATCGCACTCTTTCTTCTATTTCTTCGGTGTTTAGACAAGGGATAAAGAAAGACATCCCGATCTCAAACGTTGACCAAGGGACTGTCATCGTCACGTCTAAGACTTTTATCAAGGATCACCTCCTCTGAGAACACGTTGAGTTTCGAGCTATCAAACTCTAGTGCGTTGACTGCGCTAGCATCACTAGCAATCGTGCCTTTAAGCATGCGCTTGCGCTTGATGCCTAAGAGTGAGCCGTTCTTTTTGTAGGGCTGCAACGATCCGTCGAAGTCAATATAGTCTTTGGATACTGCTGCACGCCAGTCTCGCACATCGATGTATATACGTTTGGTATCTGGCTCGTATCGCACCACGACCTTGCCCTTGGGTTCCCGCAAAGGAGCAACTGCAATCCCTGTGCGTTTGTCTGCCTCGTTGTTGATAACAAGTATGTCGTGGTAATGCTGCTGCAAGAACCCACCCAGATAGTCATTGACGTGTGAGAACTCTTCACGGTTCTGCTCGCGGGTGCGCTTCACAAGATCTACTGCGTGTTTAAAGACAGGCTCAACAGCGATGTCGTGCAGTCCTAAGTTCTTGGCAATGATGCCGCCCGTAATCGCAATCGCTATACCGGCAGACCAGAAGCGTTCTGTGTTAACGATGTTGGCTGCTTTATCTAGCTTCTCGTTGATCCGGTTTAGCAGTTCAATAACGGTAGGTAAGTTCATAGCGATATACCGGATGTAAGGGTCTATCGCATGTCCGTAGTTGTTTGTCAGTCTGCCAAAGTGAGCCTTAGACCACGTTGGGTCATCATGCGGATCAGGCAGGATGTAGTCCTCCAGTATGCGTAACAGCTCCGCTTCAGGAAACGACTTAATAGTTAACAGCGCGTCCTTGATACGCCGGTTGGATGTTGTTACGACGGGGATAGACCACGATACATTGTTTACACGCTCGACGTTTGCCTTGGAGGACATGCGGTTCTTGCCCTTGCCTGACGTGATGTCATAGACCAGATTCGACATGATCTTGGGTTCCATGTTCGTCAACTCGTCGATTGTCGGAGTCAAACTCTGCATGACACCTAAGCGTTGTAGCCTGTGATTGTGCGTATCTTTATAAGACAGGAGAAGTTCTTTGGGTCTGCCGTATATGGAGTTGATGCCATGAAGCAGTGTCGTCTTACCTGAGCCACCCTTCTGACTAATAAGGTTCAGTACAAAGCCATCGAGCATCCCACCACCTACAAACTTCATCAGTGGACCACCGAATCCCATGAAGAAAGCAAACGCTCGCTGCTCCATGTTGGGCCTACCCCATGCGTTGATGACATCTTTCCATACGTGGAAGTCGCCCTTCGATTGCATCATCGGCACGATAGGTAGTGTGGCACTTGTGGGCGGGCTGTAAACCTCTTCGCCTGTTGCGAGAATCTCGCGTTCGCCAATCACAAAGCTGCTGTTGTCATCGAGCCAACCAAATTGTTTACGTGCAATCTCTGACTTACCAATTGCTTGCAGTTCTTCAACCCACCTTGTGACATACAACATAAGCGCGTCCTGTTTCTTACCTAGCACTGCCATACCCTGGGCAGCAATCGTGTTAACAAACCGCTCTTTGGAAAGCGCGGCGTTCAAAGGAATCATAAATTCTCTGGTGCCATCTTTGGGTAGATGGAGGCGCAGCCACAATGTTTCACCTTCTTCGGGATCGTGGATACGCTTCACCACATAGAAATCATATGGGTATATGAGTTCGTCTTCCTCGTCGGCACTTGATGCCTTGCGATAAATACCACCAACACGCCCCCTAAAGAACGGGAACGGATACTGCGGGATCTGATAAGTCTTTTCTTCTTTTGTTATAGGTTCTACAGATACGACAACACGTTCTTCTTCCGTTGCTGCTACCACCTCCCGATCAAGAAGAATAGGCGACGAAACTTTTTGCGGACAATCCGCGCATAACGCTGGGTTTTCTTTACGATACCAATCACAGGTGTACGGTCCTTTGGTTTTAGCAGCTTTATCCTTAGTACGTTGTGGGTTGTACTCTGGGTGCTTTTTGGACAGTAGCTGGATAGCCTTTTCACCATCGACGCACCGTAACGCTACGGACAACGCACCACGCCATAAGGGTTCTGCTAGGGTTTCTTGATTCTCGTAGGCGTATGCGATCTGAGCGCACCCTTCACCATTGAGAGACTTTATTAATATGTTCTTGAACTTAGACTGATAGTTCCCCATGAGTGCCATCGTCGTTGCGTCCATCTGACGCACGAAGGGCTTTTCTCCAGGGATGTCAAGGATTGACTCAACTGTAGCTAGTTGATCTTCAAAGTCTTCAAAGTTAATACGCTTGCCCCACATCAGCACGGTCACAGCTTGTGGGCTGTCGGGGTTTTTAAAGTTCAGTGTTTCTGGGATTCGCAGGATACGTGCTGTATCTGCTGTTACTGCGGGGTCTGCGAAAAGCCCGTGCGTATTGCACAGTGCCTTGAGTCCTTCTGCTTTGGGCTTCCATGTTGCTGCGCTCAGCGGTCTGTCAGCCACCCAGTACACGTGCAGTCCACGTCCTGAGTTAATGACTGCTGTAGGCTTAGGAAGTTTTGCTTGCTTTACAAACGCTTTGAGCGCGTTCAGTCCTTCGGTTTGATCTTCGTATTTTTTACCTGCGCCACAATCGATGTCTAGATACAGTGATCCAAGCTCTTTAACGTTTGTACCTTTGCGCCCCTCCTTGGCATTGTTGTATGAAGCTGTTGCGAAGTATGCGTCGTAACCATCATGAACCAGCACATCTGCTTGGTCTGACAACTCCTCAATGGTATCGACGAATATTTGTTTTGGTGATCTGTCGCTGTGTAATCCCACCGCACAGTATGGCCCCGTTGGGGGAAGCACTGCCGCTAGGAAGTCATTCCTTGAAAACATGCCGTCGTTCCAATGCGCCGTCGTAAATTAAGGTAGGCAGGGATAGGACGGCGGACTACCCTTTTCGGGTGCCCCCTAGCCTCCTCAAACTT